AAGCGGAGGGCGGAGCTTGCGCAGAAGCAGATCGACGACTGGCTGGTGGATAGTAAGTGGAACACTGAGGTTGCCAAGGTCATCGAGGACTCGGCTCGGTTGGGTGTGGGGGTGTTGTGTGGCCCTGTGCCTAGCAAAGTGAGGCATGTAAAAACCGAAGTTCGCGATGGTGTAATGGCGCTGGTGTATGAAGAGGTCATACAGCCGGTATCTCGTCGGGTCGATCCGTGGAACTTTTTCCCTGATCCTGCGTGTGGCGAAGACATTCACAGCGGTCGCTTCGTGTTCGAGCGGGCATACATGACCAAGCGACAGCTTGCTGATTTGATCGGCGCGCCGGGGTATAAAGCGAAGACTATCGAGAAGGTTTTGGAAGAAGGCCCATCGCGTATTGTCGCTGATGGGTACAAGACTCAACAAGAACTCAGCGAATCAGAACGGTTCGAGGTGTGGACGTTTTATGGGTACGTCGATCGTGACGTTCTCGAACTGGCTGGTGTAGAGGCTGAGCTTCTGGATGCGTTGGGTAAGCGCGTCGTACCAGCGATGTTGGTGACTACCAACGACCGAATCATCAAAGCAGCGTTGAACCCGCTGGATACTGGCGAGTTTCCGTATGATGTGTTTGTTTGGCAGCGGATTCAGGGTAGTTGGGCTGGTAAAGGTGTCGCTCGCCAGATTCGTTCTCCGCAACGAATCATCAATGCCGCTACGCGGAACTTGATGGACAATGCGGCACTTTCGTCTGGGCCGCAGATTATCGTCGATAAACGTGGTATTACACCGGCGGACAAGACGTGGGAGCTTACACCGCGTAAGATTTGGTTCGCCACCGATGAGTTGGGTAACGGACAGGTGAGTGCTGGGATTACGGCGATCAATATCCCATCGTTGCAGCAGGAGTTGCTGGCGATTATCCAGTATGCACTCAAGATGGCTGAGGACGTTACAGGTATCCCACTGATACTTCAAGGGCAGCAGGGTACTGCGCCAGAGACTGTGGGTGGGATGCAGTTGCTTCACAACAACGCCACTACGGTGTTGCGACGGCTGGCTAGGATGTTCGATGACCAGATTATTATTCCACACATCAAACGGTACTATCAGTGGTTGATGATCTATGGCGAGGACGACGAAGCCAAAGGTGATTTCACGATCGATGCGCTGGGTTCGACGGCGTTGTTGGAGCGTGACATCGAAGCGACCGCGTTGGTGCAGTTGAGCCAGTTTGCGCTGAACCCTGTGTTTGGTGTGAAGCCTCGTGAGTGGTTCCGTGAGATTCTTAGGGCTCAGGGTCTCGACGCAGACAAATTCATGATGAGCGACGAAGAATACGCTCAGATGCAGCAACAGCAGGCGCAGGAGCCGCAAATGCCGCCGCAGGTCATGGCCGCACAAATTCGCGCACAGACCGAACTTCAGAAGGCGCAGCTCGAAGCGCAGCTCGAAGCCGAGAAACTGCGGATTACCGACGAGAATCAGAAACTGCGTATTCGCACAGACCAAGATCGAGACACCGCATACGTTACTTCGCAGATGCGCCGCGACGAGGCTACGTATATCGCGAAACTACGCGAATTGGAGCTCAAGCGCGAGTTGGCGGTTTTGGAGTACGCTATGCAGCATAAGATTACCGTCGAGGAAGTCAAAGCGAAGCTGGCGTCTGATGCGATGAAACTGCGTGTTCAGAAAGAACTTGCCGCGATGAATACACCTGGTCAGGTACTAAAAGCGCCAACGGAACCTATTGGGAAGGCTCCAGCGGGGCAAGCATATCAACGATAAGGGCTTGACAAATGGATAATATTAGATTAACTTATGAGGAAACAAGCTCTTCTACGTGGCGTAAGGTCATGCAGAAGGTGAAGGAGCGAGAAGCCTACTTGCTACGTAAACTTAGGTCTGACCTCTCCGAAACCGAGACTGCAAAAATCCGAGGCGCTCTAAAAGAGCTTGAAATCGTGGCCGGTCTCGCTAATGACGAGAATCTGCCGTTGTCTGAGGCCCAGTAGCAAACTGCGCCATTATGAGGTGACTTATGAGTGGGGAAGTGAAGACTCCTGAAGTTGAAACGACGAACGAAGCGGCGGACTTTGAAGCTGGCTTCTCTGCGGTTGTAAGTGGGGCTAAAGCTGAAGAGCCAAAGGTTGTTGAAAAAGAACAACCAAAGGAACCGGAAGCTGAGGTTGAAGCCCTGAAAAAGCAGACAGAAGCTGCTGCCGATGATCAGAAAAAGGCCGTTGACGAGGCTGAAAAGCCTGGCGGTCTGCCACTTAGCGCTTTTGACGAAGAGGCAATCAAAACGCTTCTTGCCAAGAGTGCGAAGGTGGACGAGCTAGAGATGGCGCTGACTCGGCAGGCGCAAGAGCTTCGCCGTGCCTACGGCAAAATCGGCGAGTTGAACTCTCATCTTCGCCAACTGATGAAGGCCCCCACCAAGCGCGGGATTAAGCAAGCCGAGTTGAAGTTTGCGCGGCTTGAGGAAGAATACCCTGAATTGGCTCAAGCTCTTAAAGAGGACTTGGCCCAAGTACTTGGTGCGGCGCAGGAAGAAGTTGAGCAGAGGGAAGAGCCGCAGGAAGCGAAAGCTGAGGAATCCGGCGATGGAATGAGTCAAAGCCAATACTCGCCACAGATTCCTGAAGAGATTTTGCAGCAGCGTGAGTTTCAGCTTCGCGTAGAGTACGAGAAAAAACTCCTTACTTCGCGTCACCCGGATTGGGAACAGATTGCTCAGTCTCCCGATTTTCGTATTTGGTTGGCAAGTCAGCCGCCGGAGATTCAGCAGGTAGCTATGACGAGCTATTCAGCCGAAGAGCTTTCTGGTGTGTTTGATCTTTATAAGCAAGCTCGCCAGTTGCTAGAGGCTAAAGTTCGTCAAGGTGCTACTAAACAAAAACGGTTGGAAACAGCCGTTCCGGTGTCTAGCAGCAGTACTGCTGCACCGCCGGTTTCCGACGAGTTGGATGACTTTTTGGCAGGATTCAACGCTGTTATGAAACAGCGAATCTATTAGTAAAGGAGCTAGATCATGCCTATTCAGCAGTATGCAACCATTACCCCGCGGATTGGCAAACTCAAAGGCGAAATCCTCGCCCACGCGATTCCGATGGAAGTGCTCGGTATTACTGGGCAGCAGAAGCAAGTGCCGAAGAACAACAGCGACACCGTCGTGTTCCGGCGTTATCTGCCCTATGGCGGGGTCGATAACCGTTGGATCAACGCGAGCAACGTTGACACGTTTGCTACGGCGCATCAGGTCGCCGAAGGTGTTACGCCCACGGCGGATTCGCTGTCTGCGGTCGATGTGACTGCTACGCTGCAACAGTATGCGGTGCTGTACGCGGTTACCGACCGGGTCGTCGATATGTATGAAGACGACATTCCGTCGGAAATGAAACGTCAAACCGGCGAACGGCTTGGGCTTGTTCGTGAAATGGTGCGCTACGGGGCGCTGAAAGCGGCGACCAATAAGTTCTACGCCGGTGGTACTTCACGTGCGACGGTGAACCAAACTATTACGCTGCCGCTGCTGCGTAAGGTCGCTCGTACTCTGCAAGCTAACCACGCAAAGCAAGTCACGAGCATTCTTGCCCCGTCGCCGAACGTTGGTACTGCGCCTATCGAAGCGGCGTATCTGGTTTTCTGCCATAGCGACCTTGAGCCCGCGATCCGCGACCTGCCTGGGTATGTTGGCGTGCACCAATACGGTTCGCGTAAGCCCATCCATCCGCAAGAGCTGGGTTCGGTTGAACGGTTCCGGTTCATCATTTCGCCGGAGCTTGCTCCGTATGCGAACGCTGGCGCTGCGGTTGGGAGTACCGGATTGGAGTCCACCTCTGGATCGAACATCGACGTTTACCCGATCATCGTGGTTGGCGAAGATGCTTGGGGTCAGGTGGCGCTGCGCGGTATGGAGTCTTTGGATGTCACGTATATTCCTCCGGGTTCCAAAGACAAAAACGACCCGCTCGGTCAGCGTGGTTATATCGGCGCGAAGACCTACTTCACGGCTCTGGTGCTGAACCAAGGCTGGATGGCGGTCATCGAAGCTGGTGCCCCCGCTCTGTAATTAACCGCCCGCCCTTATGGGCGGGCTTTTCTAACTAGGAAAATAGCTATGGCTGAGCAGACGAAAACTCGGAGACGGACGATGAAAAAGCAGGTTGATGTGGTTACAGAGAACTTAGAATACCAGAATGACGAGTTTGAGATTCCTGCGTATGGAAACATCGAAGTAGAAGAAAAGCGTATCGAGCCCGTCGATTCGCCGATGGAAAGCGAGCGTGCTCAACAACTTGCGTTCATGGAAGAACAGGTTACAATTCAACTGCATGACCCGCAGGACAATAACCCAGAGCCGATCGTCCCTGTTGGGGTAAACGGTAAGGTGTTGTACCTACAGCGTGGTCAGCAGCATACTCTTCCGCGCAAATATATTGAGGTTCTAGCTCGTGCTCGCCGCGTGAATTACCGGACGGAAGAAGGACGTGCTGCGGATGGGAGTATGACTACGGTTTTGAAGCTTACGACTACGATGCAGTATCCGTTTACGGTCATTCACGACCCATCTGGCGATAAAGGTATCGAGTGGCTGAAGCGGATCATGAGTGAGAAAGTGTAGGAGTGTTTATGACATACCTCGAACTCGTCCGTCGTCTAGCCAGTGAGGTTGGCGCTTCAGGGGTAATACAATCGCTACAAACGACCGAAGGCGAAGCGAAGCGCCTCGCCTACTGGGTTAACCAGGCGTGGCTCGATATTCAATTGGTGCGTGATACGTGGTCGTGGCGGCTCAACGAGTTCGAGGTTTCAGTCCCTTCTGGTTCGGCTATAGTGAATACCTCGACAATCACAGATTTTTATAAGCCGCTAAAAGGGTATGTGTACGGCAAGTTTTCTAGTTCTACTTCTTGGTATCCGTTAAAGTTTGTTGATTTTCAGGCGTGGCAAGATTACGTCAGAGCTAGACCTACGGTTATCAGTCAGCCGACAAGTTATACGTTAAAACCCGATAGAACCATCGAGTTGTATCCGATTCCGACAAACGATTATTCTGTGCGCGGGTTGTATGTCAAAAAACCCCAGCAGCTAGTAAATGATTTCGATGTACCTATTCTTCCGGAAGAATTTCACCCACTCATCGTTTACCAAGCGATGATGTTGTACGCACAGTACGAAGCTGCACCAGAAATTTTTCAAGCTGGGGTTCAAGGCTATAACCGAATTTATAATCGGATGTTAAATTCTGAAACACCTGATGTGTGTTTACCTGAGGCGCTCGCATAATGGCAAGGGGTGTAAATCCTTTTGGGCTAAATACGTCAAAAACAGCCGTTGACGTAGTGATGGCGGCTGGCGGTCTAGACTTTACTTCGCCTCCTGTTAGCGTTGTACCCGGTAGCTTACTTGCTGGGCAAAATTTTGTAGCAGTTCAAAGTGGTGGGTACCGTCGTATAGAGGGTTATGAGCGGTTTGATGGGTCTGCTGCACCGTCAGAAGCAAAGTATTTTTCGGTTATTCTTGATTCTCCGTTCTCTACCCAACCTTCATCTGTAACTATAGGTTCTAAAACGTTTACCGTCCTTGGCGGCGACGATGAAGAGCTTTATTTACTGGGGGAAAGTGATGGTGTTAGCGTTGGGAATTCTGTGTCGTTTGCTTCAGAAACACGAACTGTTTTAGAAATTTCGGGCGCGGGGGCCTCAGACCCAAAAAGACACGCTGAAATAAAGTATAACGCAGCGGAAAAAGTGCGAAAAAACATTACTGCGCCTCCGGGTGTAGGGGCGATATTAGCGGTACTTCCGTCGCCTGATGGTAGTGTTCTTGCGTTTCGCGCTAACACTGATGGCAAAGTAGAAGCCTACAAATCTTCTCCATCTGGTTGGGTTCCTGTTACTCGCGCTATCCATTTACCTTTCAACAAAGGTTCGTCTGAAATTAAGGTTGGCGACACTATTACCGGTGCGCGTTCCGGTGCAACTGCTAAGGTTGACG